GTGCTCATTGCTGTGCTGGGCGGCGCGGTCGCGTTTTTTCTGATGACGGATTCCTGCGAGAAGGCCACGAACGTCTGCCTTCAGATTAGCGCGCAGGATGGGCGCGGAGCGCTGCAAATTTGCCGGGTGGGCACTGGGAACGACTCTATGCCCGGTCTTGACTTCTTTGTCACGACACATGGCGATCCAGATGCGCCGCAGGAACTTTTTATCTATCGCAGATGGCCGATAGACCGCTTATCCAAGGTGATGGATACCGTCGGAGGCCCCTATCAGAATCTGGCGGTGGGGGCGCTGTTGTTCACGTCGCCGGAGGGAGAGAATGAAAGGAAGCCGCTCCAATCCATGCTTTTTTACTCGGCGAATGAGGAGAAAATCGCCCGCTGCCGTTACACCCTGCGCATCAGAGACATTTCTGATGATGAAAGCACGCAGGCCGTGATGGAAACAAGCGTGATATCCAGCAGTGAGTTTCTTTTTTCCGTTCTAGGCCTGGGCGAACGATACGGTAGGGAGATCACCCTGACCAAAGCGTCTTTTTACCGGCTGGATGGGTCGGAGGTCTATACGCTGCTATTTGGTGTAGAGAGTACATAAATGATAAAAGGCGAAACGTAATTAGGTTCCGGTAGAAAAATATTATCATATGGAAGATAAGCAAGAAACAAAACTACTTTATGAAATAAGAGGTTATTCATGAATGATCAAATCGATATCGGATACATCGATCATTTTGACGAAACATTTGACTACTCCTATGCTGATGAGGATATAGCTTATAAGCAAATCTATGAAATGCACCATTGTGTTTCGATCCCGGAAGAAACATTCTCGCTGTGGGGGAAATATCTATCAGAATTGCCCACCTGTTTTTGCTCTGTAAAACATCCGGGGATGGGGGTGGACGCTTGTGGTGTCACGTTGATTCCGCCCACCTCCCTTCCGCCGTTTCTTTCAGTGATGCAAGCGTCGCATAGCGCGGCGGATTATGACCAGTTGCTGGCGTTATTAAATCACGCGCTTGATCTAAAAAAATATGTAATTTGTTTTGGAATATAGCCTGGCACACCTTAAAAAATTTTTTACGCTAAGTAAAAACCTATCAAAATTTCCTTTTGATACAAGGGGTTGATGCTGGTGCATAAACGTACAAAGTAATAAGCTTTGCTTGCAATTGGAATCGCAGCCTTAACTGTTCCCTTGGCCGTATCATATTTAGATAATTATTACGATTTAACAAATTGAATAGATTCTGAATTTAACAAACATTATCATGGATTAAATTTTCATGAAAAGGCTATTGACTGTTCTAATGATCTGCTTACAGGTGGTGTTTTTGTTGTCTTCATGTGGAACTTCTTCCAAACACAATTTATCTCTTTTCACAAAATTTAATGCTGACATTGTAGGTAGTGGAGTAGAAAAAACAATTGTATTGGAAACACAGTATAGCTCGAATACCACTCTCACGATGGAAGTGGGTTTACTGGAAAACTTTGCACCTGTTTCTTTTTTTGCTTTGCAAAATAATAAAAAGATAGAGGATAACTTGTTCTCATTAGATTTGGAAAATACTGGAGAAAAAGTTCTGGGTTTAGAATCAGAATTCTCTTTTAAGCATTTATCTAATCAGAGTAACCTGATGCTTTTTGTTAGATTTCCTCGCTTGGTCGAAAGCGGAAATCCTTATGCCTATCATTTTTTGCGCCTTCAGACTGGGCATTGTAATGGCAAAGTATCGCACACACCATATGTAATGGAATCTGCTGAAAAAAATAACAATCAGGTTACGCCTATTTATGTGAATTCAGTGAACTCTAAAGATCGTACAGTTGAGTTACATATTAATCCTGAATTGATCTTTGACGGAGATTTTCATACCCTATATGAAGAAAATAAAAACTTTGATTTTGAGTTTATCTTGATCGGGATTCAGAGAAACCGTTTGATACCGATCAATTCTGCAAACTATTTGTTTTGCAACATGAGATTGGCGGATTGCAAAAGGATTTTCGTTCAGATTCCTTCTATAACGGATCCCGGAACACCAATCTCATTTATTTTGATTCCTTTTCCCTATTTAGATTATGTGGGAGCGTCACGGATTGAAAAAGTCCTTTATAATTCTGTTTCACATTGCAATGTTGATATAGATGACTAAATTTTAGAATGGAGCTTATATGTTTATGAAAAAATCCATACGATTCAGTGCATTTCTTTTGACCCTTCTTTTCACTATGAGCATGTTTTTTACTATGTCGTACGCAGCAGAAATCATTGACAATAGCGATTCTTCAACAGAAATTACTGCAACGATTACGGGCACCGATAACACGTTGGCTCGCGCAAATGCATATGCGGTTGTAACAGGAAAAGTAAAAATTCATGATGACAATCATATGTTCAACAAAGCTGTTGAAGTGTGGGCTGTAGCTGATACCTATTATCTTTCTTATTCTTCTGGCACCGCAGACGGGATTCCTGATTGGTATCTTACAGCGAAAGCACTGATTTCGGTATCCAATGGAGATGTTAGAGGTTGGGTATCTTCACCTTCGAAAGAAGTGTTTAATAAAACGTCTGTTACAGAACAAACGAAGGTGATTCATGCGAAAGATGGCGGCAGCGCAGATGCAATGGGATTTCATGCGGCTATGGATTATTATCGTGAACCGCAGTGGAACTATACTTCTGAAGATAGCGAGAGATTTTAAATGATTCCCGTCTTTCAGTATTTTGAAAAGCGTAAAATTTTTTTCGCTATCGCTTGACAACCGCCCCTCCCGGCGTTATAATGCATCCAACATCGTTTATATGGTCTTCCAATTCGAAATGCATGGACAGAGACGTCTGTTATTCTTCCTGCTTTCAGAGAGCCCGTGGGTGGTGAAAACGGGTAGCAGCGGTAACGGGAATCACTCTTGAGCAGAGGTCTGAAAGCCTTCGGGCGAGTAAGCGCCTTCGTCGGGCCGCGTTAAGGCCAGGGGCTTGTTGGAGCCCTGAAGGGCGTTTTTCCGGCTTTTCCGGGGAAATACTGAATTTGGGTGGTACCGCGGGTTTTGTAAATCAAATCCCGCCCCAAGGATTGCTTGGGGCGGGATTTTTGATTTTGTTTGCTAACAAATAATTCAACTTTACAGAAAGGGTGAGTGTCAACATGGAACTGAAACTGACGGAGGTCGCGGAGCGCATCCGCACGCTGCGGGAGATTATGGGCTTTACCACACAGGAGATGGCGGAGACCATCGGCTGCACCGAAGCGGAATATGAGGCGGCAGAAAATGGCGAAACGGATTTCTCCTTCACCTTTTTGTTCAAATGCGCAGATAAATTTGGCGTGGATATGATTGAAATCCTCACGGGTGAAAACCCGCATCTGCTTTTTTATTCAGTCGTGCGAAAGGGCGAGGGGCTGCCAATCAAGCGCCGCTCCGGCTTTGATTATTACCACCTAGCCCCGTATCTCAAGGGGAAATTTTGCGAGCCGTTCCTCGTTACCGCGCCCTACAAGGCGGAGGAGCAGGAGAAGCCCATCGAGCTCTCTACCCACGAGGGGCAGGAGTTTGACTTTATCCTCAAAGGTTCGCTCAAGGCGCAGTTTGAAAACCATACGGAAATCCTCCATGAGGGCGATAGCGTGATTTACGACTCCTCCCATGGCCATGGCATGATTGCAACCGGCGGCGAGGACTGCTTGTTCCTCGCAATCATCCTGAAGGTGCAGGATGAAAAGAAATAAACGATCCTAATCAATTTTTGGAATGGAGGAGTTTTCAATGCTGCATGTGAATGAGAGATATGTGGACGAAACCCGCGATGAAAAGGGCAATGTCGTCGACTACCAATATAAGTATCCGGAAAATTTCAATTTTGCCTACGACGTGGTGGACGCGATCGCCGAAGCTGAGCCGGGCCGCCGGGCGATGATTTGGTGCAATCCCTGCGGGGAGGAGCATGTTTTCACCTACGGCGACCTGAAACGCTACAGTGACAAAACCGCCAACATGCTGCGCGCCAAGGGCATCGGCAAGGGCGATATGGTCATGGTGGTGCTCAAACGCCACTATCAATTCTGGTTTACTATCCTTGCGCTGCATAAGCTTGGCGCCGTCATTATACCCGCCACTTTTTTGCTCACCAAGCATGATATTGTCTACCGCGTCAATTCCGCCTCGGTCAAGGCGGTCATTTGCACCGGGCAGGGCGACGTGGCCGCGCATTTTGACGAATCCGCGCCGGAATGTCCGACGCTGCAAACCAAGCTCATGGTCAACGGCGAGCGTGACGGCTGGGAGGATTTTATGACGGAGATGGAGAAAGCACCGGAATCGTTTGCGCGCGTTCCAACGCTTGCGAGCGACCCTATGATTCTCTATTTTTCCTCCGGCACAACAGGCAACCCAAAAATGGCGCTGCACCCCTACACCTATGCCCTGGGCCATCTCGCCACCGCGAAATACTGGCACAACGTCGACCCGGAGGGCATCCACTTCACCATTGCGGACACCGGCTGGGGCAAGGCGGTCTGGGGCAAGCTCTATGGGCAAATGTTTATGGAGAGCTGCGTATTCGTTTATGATTTCGAAAAGTTTGTCGCGTCAGATATTCTCGATAAGGTATCGCAGTATGGCGTCACCTCCCTGTGCTGTCCCCCCACGATGTTCCGTTTTTTCTTGCAGGAGGATGTGAAAAGCTGGGATTTAAGCAGGCTGACCTACTGCACCATCGCGGGCGAGGCGCTGAGCCCGGATGTGTTTAACAAGTGGTATGAGGCTACTGGCATCAAGCTCATGGAAGGCTTTGGCCAAACGGAAACGACGCTCCTGATTGCCAATCTCGTGGGCATGGAGCCGAAGCCCGGCTCCATGGGCAAACCGATCCCGCAGTATGATGTGATGATCGTGGATGAGGATGGCCAACCCGTCCAGCCCGGCGTGACGGGAGAGATCGTCGTAAAGCTTGATCATGGTAAGCCGCTTGGCCTTTTTGACTGCTATTACCGGGATGAGAAGCGCACGAAGGAGGCCATGCACGACGGCCTCTATCATACGGGCGACACCGCCTGGATGGATGAGGACGGCTACTATTGGTATGTCGGTAGAACAGACGACGTGATCAAATCCTCCGGCTACCGCATCGGGCCGTTCGAGATCGAGAGCGTGCTTGCGGAGCACCCGGCGGTGCTTGAATGCGCGGTCACCGGCGTGCCGGATCCGCTGCGCGGCAATGTTGTAAAAGCAACGATCGTGCTGCGCCCCGGCTTTGCGGCAAGTGAGGAGCTGAAAAAGGAGCTCCAGAATCATGTAAAGAAGGAAACCGCACCTTATAAATATCCCCGTGTGGTCGAATTTGTCGATGAGCTGCCTAAAACGGTCAATGGCAAAATCCGCCGTGTGGAAATCCGGCAGAACGATCAAGGCAAAAAAGCATAACGCAAAATGGCGGAAACGATGATGAATATCAGCGGGAGCAGCTGTGGCATGTTTAGCAGCTGCTCCTCATTCTTTTTGGAAAATCCATGGTGAAAAACGAATTTGAAAAATTTTCAAAAAGGGCTTGCATTTCTTGTGGCAATCCGATATAATAAATCTCGCGCTCAGGAGGACAGGCCAGTCCAGCCCTGTGTTGATTGAGAGATGGACGTTTAGCTCAGCTGGTAGAGCATTCGCTTGACGTGCGAAGGGTCAGCGGTTCGAGTCCGTTAACGTCCACCAGGAAAAACCACGTAGTTTCAAGGAGTTTTGAAACTACGTGGTTTTTTTATTTTTGAATCAGCAAACAATAATCCTTGTTTAAACCCATTAAAATAGCTTTTATGTCGTAAAAATGTCGTATGGTCAGCCGTCCTTGTCGCCAATTTTAAGTGCCTTGCGCATTGCTTCAACGTCAGTGTGGGCATATCGCTTAATCAGCATATTTAAGTCGGAATGCCCAAGTAGCTTAGCAAGCTGAAATAGGTCAACATCATCATCATTAGCTGATAACGTTGCCCGCGTGTGACGCAGCTCGTGCGGGGTTAATCTTTTAATTTCCGGGTGCGCCTTTTGTAAATCGTCCATAAAAACGGAATATTCGCGCTTGTACCAATTATTCGGGCTGTACGGCCCGCCTGTTGGTGAATGAAAAACATATTTAGGCTCGATTGCCACGGGGGCAATACTTTTTTTTGCATTTCCACCTATATAAATTACAGTGGGCTTATTTTTTAGCGCGTCAGAAAGCTCGCCGCTGATCGGTATGGGCCGGGCGCGGTATTTATTTTTAAGACCTTCCGCGACCAAAACATACCTATCTGTCTCCGTGCTTTTTTCTTCCACTAGACCATCTGTGATATAAATAATATTGTTGTCAAAGTCTATATTGGGACGGGTTATCCCAAGCAACTCGCTTCGGCTGATCCCTGTTTCCATCATCACCATAATAGACAGTCCAAAACGATGAGAGCGGGCAAAGTCCCATACGATATTGTATTCGGCTTGGGTGTACGCGCTTTTTTCAGCGGGTGAAACGCTACTTTGCAGTTTAATATTTTTGTTGACTGGATTTTTATAGCATAGATCATCATCAATGGCCGCAATAAAAATCAAATTCAAGGTAGATCGCATTTTTTTAAGGGTTTCGAGGCTGTATTCCCTCCCCTTTTCGTCAAAAAATTTTTGCACGTCGGATTGCTTGATGTTATTCATTTGTGCCTTGCCAAAATAGGGAATCAAATGCTTTAAGACAGGGTTTTCATAAGTCCCTCGATAAGTGTTGTCTTTAACCTTGCCTTTTTTAAACGTCTCGAGCCATCGCATTGCATAATCATCAAAAATGGCGCCGCCTCCCGCAAATCCTATGCCAGTTATCTCCGCGGCGCGCTTTTGTGCAAGATATTCATCAGCCTTTTGACGTGCATCGCGTTTGCTGACCGGGGAATAAAAAGATTTGCGGATTAATTTACCATCAAGCCCCTTTCCAATCGTGGCCTTAACTTCATACAAGCCCCCGTGATTTGGCTTTTCTTTTTTTGGTCTGCCCACAACATCACCTTGTTTTTTAATGCCCGGCGAGCGGGCAAAATAAGCCTTATATCTCCGCAAGGCTTATATTATATTAATTTGACGATTTTATTTTATAAACATAGAAACATACAAAAAGTTATATTGCGCTTTTCAATATCAACACATAATTATTTATATAATTATACTATGATAAAAAGTCCTTCCCTTATATATAACGAAAAAAATCGTAAAATGTTGCACTTAAAATTAAAATAATTTCTAAAATCTTCATTTTCTCCATTTTGCATAATTTTCCATCATAATTTTCTACGAATCAAAAGAAGAAAAAATGCGCCTTGTATGGCTGTAGCCATACCACAGCAATTTTGAGTATGGTAAAATTTATGTGTGGTAATCATCCACCTTTTTTACATGTTGACCCATGTCAAGGTGATAATAACCCAGGGTGATTATTACGGATGAATTGATTATACTTGGGGAACAGATTAAAAAGCTTAGAACTGACAAGGGGTATACAATAAGAACGCTGTCTGAAATGACGCATATTGACAAAATGCAAATTGTGAAAATTGAAACTGGAAAGGCGGATGTAAAATTTTCCACATTATGTAGACTAGCTACCGCCCTTAATGTCACGCTGCATGAATTGATACCAATTGCAGCCAATGCGTCAACTGCGATTGACAACATTCCAAAGGGGTGATAATATAGATGTGAACAAATGTTCAGAACGCGAGACCAAAAACGGAGGACGGCACGCCCACCAAGCACCGCCGCCCTCCACCGCCGAGGATACAGTAAAAATACTGCATCATGATTATACTGTATCCTCCATCAAATTACAACACATCGGGAGGAAAGAAAATTGACCATTGAAGAAATTAAGCATGAAATAGTTAGGATGTTGGGGTTTATACATAGCGCAGAACAGTTGAAGTGGATATATAGTGTTGTCTGTGCATCATACGAAAAGATGCTAAGTAAGTAAAATTCAAATTAACCATATTTTTTGTAAACAACTTTACAAATTTATCCTTATGTGATATTGTAATGATATAAAAATGAAGGAGGATTCGCGCATGATTTGCAAAAAATGTGGGAAAGAGTACGAAGGAAAGTTTTGTCCGGAATGCGGAGCGTCAAACGATGGGGTTAGCCCAGCGCAAGCGACGGTGGCGCAGCCAAAGAAAAAGAAGAAAAAAGGACTGATAGCAGTCATTGTCATCGTTGTCCTTATTATCGTAATCGCGGCGATCGCAAATATGGGCGGCGACGACGATAAGCCCCAGGCAGTTGGCGGCGGTAGCGGTGTAGCGCAAAGTGAACAAATTGGTGCTGACGCATCGAAAGTATTTGGGATTAACGAACCTGTCAAATATAAAGGGCTTGAATTATCAGTCACTAAGGTTGAGAAATCAAACGGCGACGATTTTGACAAACCAAAAGATGGCATGGAATATGTAATTGTTACCGTTAAATACAAAAACACCGGTGCTGAGAAAATCAGTTACAATCCTTATGATTTTAAAATGCTGAACAGTAAAGGACAGATCACGGACGAAGCGTTTACCACAATCGATTCAGACACCGCGCTTTCGAGCGGTGAGCTTGCACCCGGTGGCGAAATCGAAGGTACAATAGCGTTCGAGCAGCCAAAGGGGGACACTGGACTTAAATTGCAATATACAGGAAATTGGTTTAGCTCAGATGCGGATATTGAGTTTTCCATAAGCTAATCATTTAATAAGCGGAGACCCGCAACACTGGAAATCAGTGTTGCGGGTCTTTTTTTTCGTCCTCAACCAATTTACGCGCGATTTCCTCTAATTTATTCCACTCTTCCAAACTGAGTTTGCCAAACAACTTAAAAACCCGCCGCGCAAAGTCGCTTTCCCCAAACATCACCCTATCAACGGCGCGGGCGAATTCCATATCATCGTTTTCAAACATTTCGCCGCGCCCTTCGATAAGCCAAATTTTGCTGACATTGAATTCTCGGCAAATAGAATTGATGACGGTGTCAAGGGGCGTTCTGGCTCCAGATTCATAGCTGGCTATGCTACCTTGCTTCACGCCAATGCGTTCACCAAATTCGGTTTGATTTAATCCTAAGCTTTTACGCAATTCCTTTATACGGTTATTCATATTCATCCTCCTTTTAAACCACTATACCATATATTTTATATCGGCGCAATATTTTTGTACTAAAGCTATTGACTTTTTTAACTCTACGATATATTATAATATTGCAACGATATAAAAGTAGGGAGATGAAAGCGATGGAAGTATCAATCAACGCAGAAACCGCTGCAAAGATTAAAGCGTTAGAACGCATAGGGCCGCTTTTTAGAGACGCGACGCCGGAACGCAAGGGGTATCTATTGGCGTATATGGACATTACGCGCCAGCTAATCAGCGGAGACGATCCGCAAAAATCCGCATAGCTGCCTGCAAAGCCGAAATAGAAAGGAGGCCCACGTATGGCACAATCACCCTTTGAAATACCATCCCCCGTGCTGGAAAAGCTCGACGAACTCAACGAAATTGTAAAGGATCATCCCGTATACATCCCCCCGCAGGTTGCGGCCAAGTTTTTGGGTATGAATCCTGCGACGCTGATTGCCAGCATTCAGGCGAGGCAATGTCCGTTTGCATTTGGCTATCAAAAAACGTTGCATTCGAACGCTACAAACAAAATTCCGTCCGCTACGTTTTATCTCTGGTACACGCAGGGCTGGATGTTAAAAATGTACGATGCAGAAAAAAGCACTGCATAAAAGAAAGGATATTGGGAAAATGACTGCCAAACGCAAAGTTAAGCCTAAGCCCTGCGCAGGCTGCGCACATTACCGATCCAGCACCGGTTCCCGTGGCGGAGAAGAGATTTGCCACTACATCCTTGACACGGGCGAGCCGCGCGGATGCCCGCCGGAGCGGTGTAATAAGCGGGAAACCCAGGCACCACAAAAATCGGGGCTTAAAACGTCATTCGACTACGAGGCATATGAGATTCGCCGCGCGATGCAATGCGGCGCAAAAGAACGCGCGATCTTCGCGTGCAGAAAGGAGCATAAATCATGAGGACCTTACCCAAGCCCTGGACGCCACCGCACCCGCGGGAAGTCTATGCCCAATATATTGGCCCAACCAGTTGGCAGTTTAAAGAACGCAAATACAGCAAATCCCCGGACGATACCCTTATTCTTATCGCAACGCTATCGGCGCGCGGTCCAGTCACGGCAGAGCGCGCGCATAAAGAAGCAATGCTGCTTGCCTGCGATTATGTCAGGCGCGGCACAGCGGACAGCGTGGTGGTCTCCGCTGCCCGGTCGGCCGGCATGCAGCATATTCACCTGTACGTCCGGGAAACGCTCTGCCCGGAGGCATCATGATCTGCCCAATATGCGGCGGGAGGCCCGCCGGGGCGCAGGTATGGGTGCATTGCCCACGGGCGCAGGCTGCGATCTGTATGGATCACTGCTACAGCGGATGCCGGTATCACGACACCACCGCGAGTGTCGGCCACTGCAAATACCGCGCCTGTGTGTTGGACAAGCGCAAAGTATTGGATGCTGTGCTCGACGATGGGGAGGAGGAGAATTCATGCGCGTGATATGGAGCTTTTGCCGCGGCGCGCTTGCCCTACTGGAGGATGCGCCGATGGAAGGGGATTCCGATTTAGGGATCAAGCCGCCTGTATATCTCGCAGTCAAGGGTTGTCGCGCCTCCATGGCGATCCACGGAGTATACCATTACGACAAAGTTTTAGAGCGGTCTGAAAACCTGCTGATCGCGTGGAACCGTCTCGAAAGCGCGTGGGAAGGCGCGATGCGCCGGAAGATCGGGGATGAATTGGAGCGGCAGGGGCGTAATCGATACACCGGAGAAAAAACATCGAAAGGAGCATAACCATGGCATTTGAACAGAAGGATGATCTATATTGGGTTATCGTCAACGATCCCAAATTGCCGCCGGAGGAACTAGCGAAGCATCAAAAAGAGCTCTCCGCAGCCGAAGCCGGGCTTTATGTCAAAGTATACGAATTGCTGGACGGTCAAAAAGTTGTTGTCAAAAAGTGCTCGGACAGTATATATGCGCTATGGGATTGGCCTGTGGCCATCAACGAAAAAGCTCAGGATGCCTACTATGCCATTGAGCAGGATCCGGTATTCGGTGCATGGCACAACAACCGGAAAGGTTTTGACAAGGCATGGGAAGAAGGATGGGCCAACCAATCTGAAATCACGCTGGCAAAAGAATTTTTTCAAATCATTAAACAACTTTGAAAAGAGGGAACATCATGCTTACCGAGAAAGCCGCAGTAAAACTGGTGCTCCAGGAGCTCGACGCGTCGCCGAATGCACTCCGAGCGACTTTGGTACACAATGGGGAGATCAAAATGTATCTTGTCCACATGGGACACTATAACATCAAAGTTACCGCATGCGACGAAGAAACCTTGCTCATGACCATTTGGCGCAACGGACAAAGCATCAGCACCTATCACAATGCGCAAACCCTAAAAGAGGACAAGGCCCGCACACAGATCGAGCGCCGGGCCGCATATGCAGAAACCGTCCGCAATGCAATCTTAGAGATAGGATTGGAAGGCTGCCGGGAATTGATCGACGCCTGGCGGGATTTCTGCCGAGACGAACGAGACGAACATGCGGTAAATACCAAAAATAACAATACATAAAAAATGGCCTGATCTCAGCAGCCACTGAAATCAGACCCAATAGAACCAGCAGGGCTTCCCGCCCACATATCACATATTTAGTATAGCATTTTTGTGGCGGGAAGTCAATTTTTTTCGGGCGCCTGCGGGCGCCAATGCGGCTTGCTCACAGTATTAACACTCCGACAGAGCAACCCGGAAAAAGGCCGAAAAAGAAAGGACGAAGCCCGCCATGTACCTACAGAAAACCTACCGGGCCGGAAGGACGATTGAAGTGCAAAAGCTTGCCATCCGAAAGCATCCAAGGGGCGCGCGGCAGAAACGGCACAGCCCTACCCCGGAAGCAATGGCAGCCTACAATAAAAAGCTTGCGGAAAGGGAACTGGCCCGGCTGCTCAACGAGAATTTTGGCCCGGGCGATCTGAGCATTGTAGGGACTTATCGCAAAGGGGAGCGCCCCACGCCAGAGCAGGCGAAGAAAGACCGGGAGAAGTTTTTGCGCAAACTCCGGGAATATTTTCGCCGCCGAGGGAAGGAACTGCGCTATGTGGCGGTTACTGCCTATGGAGAGCGCGGTGCAATCCATCATCACATGGTCATCAGCGGACTGGACTACCGGGACTTGCAGGCGATGTGGCCGCACGGTCGGGTGATCGTATCGCCCTTAGATGATACGGGCAACTACTGGCGGCTCGCGCACTACTATGTTAATCAGCTACGCACATCCCCGGGCGGGGAGGCGATCAAGGGCAAGCGGTGGTCATGCAGCAAAAATTTACGCCGGCCGCCACCAAAAACGGAGGTTAAGGAGGCTCGGACATGGCGCGACGAGCCGAAACCGATAAACGGCTATTACATAGATCAGGATAGCATTGAAAACGGAATCTGCCCGCTAACCGGGGAAGCGTACCAGTTTTACAGGATGGTACGGATTCCGCCGAAGAAACGGCAGAAGGAGAGGTTGAGGAGGAACCAATGAAAACGGAGCAGACCTTGGATCTTGAGCGTAAAATCTGGCAAGCCACGCATAGGCAGGGAACGTTTGGATGTTTTGAAGTTACGATTGGTTGGTTTGGCAACGAGCGGGTAGATTACATGACTTACAACACCAAAGGCGAGTTTAAATGCTATGAAATTAAGGTCACAAAATCGGATTTTCACAGTTCCGCCGCCCACACGTTTCGCGGCCATTACAACTATTATGTCATGCCGCTAGAACTCTACAATGAAGTCAAGGACGAAATACCGCCTCATATCGGTGTCTACACCGGCGGAGCCTGCGCGAAGAAAGCCCAGAGGCAGGAACTCAAGGTAGACGAGCAGGTGCTCAAAAATAGCATGATACGCTCCCTCTACCGGGAGGTTACAAAGCAAATCCAAAGCGGGGAACCCACTCTCATCGAAATGTATCGGCGAGAAAACGCAGAAGAAAAGCGCCGTGCAGACTATTGGTATAAGCAGTATCAGACTGTTATGTGTGCGGTCATAGAGAGATACGGCGAGAACTGGGATGCATGGCCAGTGCCGAAAGATCGGAGGCCAGATCAATGACGACCGCCGAATACCACGCCTATCTCCAAAGCCTTGAGAGCGGGCAATCGTCCGAACCATCCGAAAAAATTGGAGAGTTGCCCGCATCCCATTTTGGGCGCATGTCTGCCGCAGAGTATCAGGCCATGCTCCATCCCCATAAGCAGCCGAGCGGGCAGCCTGCCCGGAAAGGCATCCCACAAAAGAAACCTGTCCCGTCCATCCCGACTGAGAGCGAAGAGCAGCAGGCTGTGATGAAATGGGCAGCAGCGGCGAGCGGGCGGTGGCCAGAACTGCGGTTGCTCTACCATGTGCCAAATGAGGGCCAGCGGAGCATGGCCACTGGCGGACGACTGCGCGCGGAAGGTTTAAAAAGCGGCGTGCCGGATCTCTGCCTGCCGTCGGCACACGGCCAATACCACGGATTATATATCGAGATGAAACGGACGCAGGGCAGTAAAACAACGCCGGAGCAAAAAGAATGGTTGGCGGCGCTGGAGGCGGAAGGCTATCAGACGGCGCTGTGCAGGGGCGCGGATGCGGCGATTGAAATCATTACGGATTATCTTGCACTGCCAAAAGCGAGAAACGGAGGCGATGGGAATGACCTATGAAGAAATGGCACAGAAGCAATCCTTGCCCTATAAATTAAAGGTTATGGCGGCCCGTGCACGTGCTTGGGAATTTTATAACAAAATCGTTGGAGAAGGGCACGACGTCCATGTGTCCGTAGGCGGATTGGACAGCATTACCCTGTATTGTTTTTTAAAGTCGATCGGTTTGAACGTTCACGGTATTTCCGTCTCCAGCCTGGAGGATAAAAGCATACAGCGGGTACATAAAGAGTTGGGGATCGAGGTAGTCCGTCCTTATAAAAGCAAGTTGGAAGTCATCCAAGAATTGGGCTTCCCCGTTATTTCGAAAGCGAAGGCGCGAAAAATTGAGCTGTTGCAGCAGCCGGATTGTCCAAAGCAGACCTTTATTCATGCGATCATGACAGGCGATATGGGGAAACAGGGAAACTATAAACACAGCGATAAAATCAAGCTCCCTGATAAATGGCTGGAATTGTTCGCAGGGAATTATCAGGAACACCGGCCGGATTTGCATTGCAAAAAAGCGCCATTCAAGGTCAGCAGTGACTGCTGCAAATGGATGAAAGAAAAACCCTGCGATGACTGGGCAAAGGAGCATGATAGCTACCCATATCTCGGTTTGATGGCGAGCGAAGGCGGACAAAGAGAAATGGGGCTTGTCAAAAACGGCTGTAATTACTACGGCAAGAATTCTGTGCGCAGTTGCCCGTTTGCGCCGTTTCTGAGACAAGACATATTACAGCTTGCATTAGACCTCAACGTACATGTTCCTGAAGTTTACGGGACGATAGAAAAGGCAGATGATGGGACGTTATTTACGACCCGGGCGCAGCGGACAGGGTGTAGCATGTGCGGGTTTGGAATCCATCTTGAAAAGAGACCGCATCGGTTTGACCGGCTAAGAGAAGATAACCCGAAGGAATGGGAATTTTGGATGTATCGATGCTGCACCGATCCGGAAACCGGAGAGAAATATGGTTGGGGGCGAGTGCTCGACTACATCGAGGTCGATTGGGAGGATGAATATGTTGACTGGAACAAACGACAGCTTAGCTTCTTTCAAGCAGGGTGAAGATGCGCACCCTTTAACCGCGCCGGAACGGGAGGGAAGCAGGATGAAAAGACTGACGCACCTGTCCCTCTTCTCCGGGATTGGAGGGCTTGATCTTGCCGCCGAGCGGGCCGGCTTCCGCACAGTTGGACAATGCGAATTTGCAGATTACCCGTATAAGGTACTGTGCAAGCATTGGCCGGATGTACCAAAGTGGCGGGATATCCGCACGCTGACAGGAGAGGATTTTCATGAGCGAACAGGGTTACGAACAGTTGACGTTATATCAGGGGGATTCCCCTGTCAACCGTTCTCCGTCGCCGGGAAGCGAAGAGGCGCGGATGATGACCGTTACCTCTGGCCGGAAATGCTCAGAGTTATCCAGGAGCTCCGGCCCACTTGGGTTGTTGGAGAAAATGTTGCTGGAATCGTCAATATGGCGCTCGACCAGGTGTTATCTGACCTGGAAGCCCAAAACTACGAAACAAGGGCGTTTGTTATTCCAGCTTGCGGCGTCGATGCCCCGCACCGCAGAGACAGGGTCGCAATTATTGCCTACAATAACGCAATTCGACGCAGCGTGCGGGGATCTGAAAGAGAAAGAATATACAGGGACAAAACACGGAATGAAACTGATTCAGGCGGTTCAGATGTGGCCGACGCCGAGCGCATCGGACTGCGGGAGAACAGCAATCAATCCACATATAACGAAAAACGGGACGGTCCGGCATATGGGAAAAAGCGGAAAACAAAGCTATGCGAGGCTGGATGCGGTAGCAGCGCTGTTTCCAACCCCGCAGGCACGGGATTTCAGAACCGGCCAGCAGGAGAGGTTTTCCGACCCGCAGGGGAGCAAAAACCTGAACGATCAGATTGGTGGCCAATTGAACCCGACGTGGGTAGAATGGCTCATGGGGTTCCCCGTCGGGTGGACAGACTTAAATGCTTAGGCAACGCGGTGGTTCCAGCGCAGTTCTATCCGATTTTCAACGGGATAGTGCAAGCAGAATTGCTTGAAAAGGAGGCACAAAAATGAAAGGAACAATCCGCTATATGGTGTATAGCATCATATATACCGACCGTATCCACGCCAATGCGCTGTGCCGGTTGAGATTTATGGCGATTAAAGCCGTTGCAAAACCGGACTACTGGCCGGGACATCATAAATGGTGCCCTACATGCAAATATCGTTGCTTGCAGCGAGCGGGCGTATACGACAAAGCGTGTGAGGTCTGGGCAAAATACGGAATATACATTCCAGCATCGCCAACAGAAATGGAGATGAAGTAATATGCCATTACTCAATACATTAGGACAGATACAAGGCCAACTGGTCAAGCACGGCGCCAAAAAGATATTGCAGGACTATGACGACGGCGGGAGGATCACGTCTATCTCCTTTATGATTGACACGCCTTTTGGGACGCGCGGAATCCGCCTCCCTGCAAATGTGGACGCAGTACATAAAGTTTTGATAAGGCAAAAGATTAAATGTGACCGGGAGCAGGCCGAGCGGGTGGCGTGGCGCATCGTCAAAGACTGGGTTGAAGCCCAGATGGCGATCCTAGAATCCGAAATGGTACAGATGGAGGAAATCTTTTTGCCGTACATGGTGAGCGCCTCAGGACAAACGCTATTTGAGGCTTACCAAAACAATCAATTACAAATCGATAAGGAGTGATATAGATGCAATTACCCGATAAATATGCAGATGTGCTTTGTGCCGCTATTGATACATACGGCCGTGAGGCGCAGACAGATGTATGTATTGAGGAGTGCAGCGAGCTTATCAAAGCCTTGCTTAAATTCCGGCGATTGCAGATAGAAGAGCGGCTTACTGCAAAGGGTATGAAGGTCCTGGAAAATATCCAAGAGGAAATTGCCGACGTGCAAATCATGCTGTGGCAAATGGAAATGCTTTATGGGTACGGATGTGCGGAGGGCGAAATCGAAGAGAAGATAGATCGTCTAAAAGAGAGAATAGAAACAATTAGAAAACCACATCAGGAGGCGAGCGGGATTGAATAAACAGATTGAGGAAATCAACATCAAACTCCGTCCCTCAAATAATCAGGGGATACTGCATGATAGCAGAGCCGACGCGCGTACTTGTATGGAGGCAATAAATATCTGCATCAAAAAAATTAATGAAATTGTGAAAATAGTAAATAAAATTCAGACAGAGCTGGAATCGGCTCTAAAAGAGAGCGGGTGTGAGTTTTTGCGGCATTAGATTCGCCCCGAGAAAGGAGGTATGAGAATGAACATAGAGCACGTCATTCATTTGCTGGAATATTACGGTTGCATAGACGATGAAATAAAACTCCAAGCGCAGGAAATCAGAGACGCAGAAGAAATATATTGCTCTCTTTCAGGCGTAAACATGGACGGAATGCCGCGCGGTAAAAACGGGTTTCACAGCCCGACCGAAGCAGCGGCGATCCGTGCGGCGCAAGCAGACACGGAAAGAATAGACGAACTAAGAGAGCAGCTTGAACAAATGAAGCTATTTAAATTTAAAGTCCAAAACGAGCTAAAAGCCCTACCGATCTCAGAACGCACAATTATCAATCAAAAATATAAAGAGGCGAAGGGGTGGAGGGAAATAGCGAAGCGAGTCTGCTGTAGCGAAAGGACGTGCAGGAGGCGGCACAAGGAAGCTATACATATATTGGCTATAAAATTTGATGGCAATGCGTTTGTTCATAACTACAGCATCCCGCAAATTAATGTCCATCATTGACCTCTTGTGTCCGTTTGTGTCCGTTTTATAATGCTATAATGATAGTGTGGAGAGCGTGAGGGCTGGCACTCTTCGTTCGCCTGTCCGGGGCGGTAGTACCGGGCCTTCCTTTATTATATGTCGGCGCTGTCTCCAGGCAGCGCCGACGACATTTTGCGGAGGGAATCAGATGAATAGCCAGCAGGTAGCAGCATGGGTTGTGGAACTCATCAACAGTAACAATGTGCATGCCTTTTACATCTCTAAGCGATGGCGACGGTTGCGAGCGGAAGTGTTAAAAGAACAGCATGGGGAATGCCAGATTTGCAAGAGTAAGGGCAAATACACGCCTGCTGATACAGTGCATCATATAAAGCCGTTGCGAAAGTGTCCAGCGCTTGCACTCAAAAGAGATAACCTGATAGCCTTGTGCGAATCATGTCATTACGAAATTCATCATTCAGGAGACCAAAAAAATAAATGGAACGATGAGCGTTGGTGACCCCCCGGTCAAAAATTTTGAAAAGCGGTCAATATAGGGGATATCGGGAAATAGGATAGACAATTCCGGGCACTCGCGCGCGCGAGGGATTTTTTATGGGGAACGAGATCATAAAATTACCGAAAAAGCGGTACCAGTTTCATATCATGAGAGAAAAAAGCGAGATTGAAAGCCTGTGCCATGATTTGCCAGGCAGGGAGATCAGAAAGTATATCTCAGTCGGAGGATTTAGCGCGATTGGTTTTATCAAAGTGGTCGCGGATCAGGCTAAAATTTATCGTATGATGGTGTCCACCCTGCGCGTTGGGAAAAAGCATCTGATGGTTTTAAATGAGTTGCATCGACAGGGGAAGCTTGAGAACGCAACATTTATTGTCGGAAGTGTAATGAAAAACGATAGCGAAATTGGAAAATCGTATGGATATTACACCGATTTGCAGACGGCATGTGAAAGAAATGGATGGAGGATTGCTGTCCTCAATAACCACTCAAAGGTTATTTTATTAGATACCTCAAAGGGCAAATTTGTAATCGAAACGTCCTCAAACTTAAACGAAAATCCAAGCATAGAGCAGTTTAGCTTTGAAAAAAGCGAACCGCTCTATAATTTTTATATGGGCGCATTTAAAGAGATCACGGGAGGCGAAATAACGTGAGAATTAAAAAAGGCGATGTGCGCGAATCGCTTATTGAGCAGCTCAAGGAGAAAGGCGCGGATGTCGCTTGCTTTTCGGATTTGATTGAAGATTATATGAAACTTTGGAGCATCAAAAATAAACTCGTGACGGACATCAACAAGCGCGGAGTCGTATATGAAGATGTCTCGTCGGTCGGAATTCCCATGAAGAAAAACAACCCCTCCGTCAAAGAAATCGTTAACGTAAATCGGCAAATGCTTTCCATCCTCGAAAAATTGGGAATCAGCACGGAGAAGTGCGTTGCATCCGGGGATGATGACGGTGACCTATGAAGTCGAAAGCTATATTGAATACGTCAGATCAGGGAAAGTCCCGGTTTGCAAGGAGCAGCTCGCATTATGTAACCATGTCGAAAACTGTTTTGAAGAGGAGGATATCTATGTCGATGAACAGCAGTTAAAGCGATATCTAGGGTTGCAGCAGTATTTCCCGTTTCGCCTTCTTCCGTGGGAGACGTTTGTGTTTGCTTTGCATAATTGCACTTATCAGGATGACGGCGAACTTCGCTGGCCTATTTTATTTCTCTACGGCGGTCGTGGATTTGGAAAAAACGGTTATGAATCGTTTGAGTCCTTTGCGTGGTCTACCCCTATCAACGGTGTGCAGAATTACGATGTGGACATTTTCGCCACATCGGAAGATCAGGCCAAAACCAGCCCGGACGACATTCGCTCCGTGTTGGAGGAAAACAAGAAAAAACTTGAGAAGTATTTTAAATGGAACGTTGAATGCATCACGAATTTAAAGACCGGGTCGCGCATCCGATTTCGCACGTCGAGCTATAAGACCAAAGACGGAGGCAGACCGGGCGCGGTTGTATTTGATGAATACCACGCTTATGAGAACTATAAGATGGTGGACGTTGCCACAACAGGGCTCGGAAAAAAGAAGCATCCGCGAAAGACCATCATCACAACAGACGGATACATCCGGGGAGGGCCGCTGGACGACCTGAAGGAACAGGCGCGGGGAGTCTTGTTCCGCGGGCAGGATGACGGAGGCATGCTCCCTTTTATGTGCCATCTGGACAGCATTGAAGAGGTTGACAAACCGGATATGTGGGTAAAGGCAAATCCGTCCCTAGCATACCCTGAATTTGGGACGCTGCTCCGGGAAATCAAGCAGGAATATGCTACTTACAAAAATAGCCCGAATCGTGCTGCATCATTTGTGGTGAAAAGGATGAATATGCCTGCCGAGCAGGAAGATGAAGATGTAACAACGTGGGAAAATGTGCTCGCTGCAAGTCGCCCGTTGCCAGACCTGGCCGGATGCCCGTGCGTAGCTGCAATCGACTATGCCAAAACGCAGGATTTAATTGCGGCGGGTCTACTGTTTAAAAAAGACGATGTATATTACTGGATCACGCACTCATGGATTTGCAAAAACTCGCTGGATTTGCCGCGCATAAAAGCCCCACTTGAAGAGTGGGAGGCGAAGGACCTCTTAACGTTTGTGGACGCGCCGGAAGTGTCGCCGGAAATCCCAACGCAGTGGGTTGAAGAGCAGGCAAGAATTTATCAAACTACCGTAATGGGGATGGACAATTTTAGATACACATTGCTATCAGCAAGTTTAAAACAACATGGATTTGACACCGACAAAGGCGGGCGCAACAACATACGCCTGACGAAGCGCGTCACGCAAATGCGATGGGCACCCGTCATTGCAAGTGCATTCGCAACGCAGCGGATCGTATGGGGAAATAATCCACTTATGCGATGGTACACCTGGAACACCTGCGTTGCGACCGACAAAGACGGAAACATGGTTTATCAAAAAAAAGAAGAGAAGTCACGAAAAACGGACGGCTTTATGGCTCTTGTGCATGCCTTTTGCGCCAGTGAGGATTTACCGGACTGCGGAAACTGCTCAGGGGATTATGAAGAGGTACAAATCTACAGCTATTAGGAGGTAAGCAGATTGAAAGACAGGAAATCAGGTATCGAAGTTGAACTTAAAGTAAACGGGGTTGATGAGGCGTTAAAAAAAACACGCGAAATAAACGCGCTTTGGCAGAACATTAACCGGCTTATCGATGAAGCAAAATCAAAAATCTGAAGAGTAACCCTGAAAATCTTAGTAGAAGGAAGGTGGATGGTTGCGGATTATCGAATGGATACGCGATATGTTTGGCGAAAAAGACACGATCACACTTGCAGAGAAAATTGAAACGCAGCAATATAAGCTTGCGGTCGAAGACTTTGCGATCCAAATGGCGATCAACCTGATAGCGGGCGCTGTCAGTAAGTGCGAGTTTAAAACTCTCGCGAAAGGAACTCCGGTCAAGAAAGGCGATCATTATGTCTGGAACATAGAGCCGAACGTCAATCAAAACTCGTCTCAGTTTATCGGGGAAATCGTGCGGAAACTCCTGTACTATAACGAGTGCCTTGTCATCGAGCAAAACGGGCAGTTGATCGTAGCGGATGATTTTGTCCATACGGAGTATGCACTCTTTCCCGACACCTTCACCAGCGTCCGACGCGGGGAACTCACCTTCCAAAAGACCTTTTATGCCGAGGATGTCATGTATTTTAGATACTCAGAGATCAGCATACGAGCGCTGTTGTCCAGTCTAATGAAAGGATATTCCGGCCTCCTGTCGATGGCGGTTAACAAATACAAACGAGCGGGCGGAAGAAAGGGCATTGTAACAACCGAGACAACACCGCAGCAAAACGACTCATGGCAAAAGGCTCTAAACGACCTTTACGGAAATCGCTTTAAATCCTATTTTAAAGAAGAAAACGCTCTTGTAGTCCTTCCGAGGGGAATTAAATATGACGAGATTTCTGGAGAAGGAAGCAAAAAATCCACTAGTGAGGTAAATGACATCGCCAATATCACAAAAGAAGCATTCATGCGTGTTGCACAAGCATTTAAAATTCCGCCTGCTCTCCTGCAAGGGGAGATTGCGGACGTGGAGAGTTTAGTGGATGAATTCTTAACGTTCTGCGTCGACCCCTTGTGCGATCTCATCCAGACGGAGATCAACCGAAAGTATTATGGAAAAGAGGCATATATTAACGGTTATAAGCTCATGATCGATACAACATGTGTGAAGCACATTGACGTTTTTTCAACCGCAGATAAGGCTGATAAATTGATTTCTGCTGGCCTTTACAATATCGACGACCTGCGTGAAAAGTTGGGCGATGTACCGCTCAATACATGGTGGAGTCGTATGCACTGGATGACTAAAAACTATGCGGGCATTGCAAAATTACCAGCAGCGGGAGGGGGTGAAGTAAATGAAGATTGAAAAATCCGGAAAAGTGACTGGGCTTGAAGTTGATGACGCAGAACTCGAAAAGATTAATCAGCTTACCTTGTCGCCGATAACAGCTGAAGAAGTCTTTGCTTTTCGAGTAATTGCGTGTGGAAACGACATTGACCGTGATGGTGAGGCATTCACAAAATCGGCACTGAAAAAACTATCTGAACTGTACGTCGGGAAAACCATGATTACAGATCATGATTGGTCCGCAAACGGCCAGATCGCTCGCGTATACCGAGCAGAAGTTACAACCACGGGAGCGAAATCCAAAACCGGCGAGCAGGGCGCACAGCTCATCGCCTATTGTTACATGGTCAGGACAGACAAAAATCAGGGTTTGATCGCGGAGATTAAAGCCGGTATTAAAAAAGAGGTATCCATTGGATGCGCCATTGGCCGGGTGACCTGCTCAATTTGCGAAGCGGATAACACAAAAACGTATTGCGAGCACCGCGCAGGCGAGGAGTATGATGGGAAAACCTGCTATAAAGCCCTTGACGACCCGAAAGATGCATATGAAATCTCATTCGTTGCTGTCCCCGCTCAGCCGGAGGCAGGGGTAACGAAGGATTACGGCGGAAAAAAGGAAGCAGCTCCGCCGCAGACGCTCATGAAGAGATTGCAAGCAATTTTTGCAGACAAAGAATAAAAATGGAGGTATCAGACATGCCGAAAAGCAGTGATTTTACGAGAGACGATTTTCGCAAAAAGTTTTCCGACGCGCTCAAAACGAACGACGAGGAAAAGGTTGCAGAGGTGTTTTGCTCCTTTGCGGAAGAAATGCGTAAAGGAATCGAAAACGATTATTTAGAATATCAGAAGACAAAGGATAATGCGATCCTTGAGAAACGTGGCGTGCGCACACTGACGGCGGATGAAACCAAATTTTACAAAGCACTCATCAAGGCGGCTCGCGAGGACAGCATAGAAAAAGGATTTGAGGGCCTTGAAAACGCCTTTCCAGAAACGGTTATCGATCAGGTGCTTGATGATATCAAGACCATATTCCCATTGCTTGGCGCGATCAGCATTCAGAATACGGCGACGCTTACGAAGATGATCGTCAACAAAAAGGGCGTGCAGTTTGCAGTATGGGGGCCGCTAGGGAGCAAGATCACGCAAGAGCTGGATGGCGCAATTGCAAAGGTGGAAGTCGGCACCAAGAAGCTTACAGCCTTTATGGTCATCTCAAAAGACATGATGGATGCAGGGCCGCAGTGGATCGACGCATACGTCCGTGCTGTACTCGCGGAAGCACTCGGCGCTGGTTTGTGCAAGGCAATCATTGCGGGCACCGGTAAAAACGAGCCAATTGGCATGATGAAAAATCCGGACGGAAGTGTCACGGAAGGCGTATATCCCGACAAAGAAGCGGTAAAAATTACCGATCTCTCGCCGAAAACAATTGGAAGCATTGCAAAAACAATCTCTAAAGGGCCGAATAACCGTAAGCGCGCCGTCCCGAGGCTGCTGATGGCGGTAAATCCGACCGATTATTTTGATAAGGTAATGCCTGCGACAACCTACCTAACGCCCAATGGGACCTACGTCCAAAATGTCATGCCGTATCCTACGGACATCGTGCAGGACGTTAATGTCCCAGACGGAAAGGCAATCTTTGGCCTTGCGAGCCGATATTTTATGGGCGTTGGCAAAGGCGGTGCGGGCGGCAAGGTCGAATACTCAGACGAAGTGCGTTTTTTGGATGACGAGCGGGTTTACATCACTAAAATGTACGGCGATGGAATGCCGCTCGACGGAAACGCCTTTGTCGTGGCAGACATTTTTGGATTAGAACCGGCCAATTATGAGGTGACGGTTAGGCAAAAAGAAACAGCCGCATCCTGACGGGTGGTGTGAAAAATGGAACTATTTGAAGCTGTGATGCAGGAGTTAGATATCACGTGGGATGACATATCGACGGAAAAACGCATTGACGGCTACATCGCGAGAGGAAAGGCGCGCCTGGAGCAAATCGCAGGCGCGCCGCTCAATTTTGACGAGGAAGGGGAGCCGCGTCGGCTCCTACTCGACTATTGTAGGTATGCAAACTCACGTGCACTAGAGGCGTTCGAGCGAAATTTTGCATCCGATCTGCTGAGCTTGCATTTGAATGCGCAGGTGAAAACCAGTGAAACCGAAAACGCCGAATGAGTTTTTGACTTTTAACGATGGGGCTATCGAAATCATCCGGGAAGGTAGCAGAGAAAGGCTAAGGATACACTACGGAAACCGCGTTGTTGGCATCAAACGCCATTATGCCGCCCGCACTGCGGGGACGGAGATTAGCAAACTCATCCATGTTCCGCGCGTACCGGGAGGCATATCGCCGCAGGACGATGCGATCATAGACGGAAAAAAGTACAAGATCGAGCAGGTGCAGGCGCTTGACGATACCAACCCGCTGTGTTATGTCCTTACGCTCAAAAAATATGGGATTGTGAGGGGATAGCGTTGGGACGGATTGTCGGAATTTTGGACTTAGAGTTTGCAATCAAAGAAGAGTTGGAAGCTTATGAAACTGGGGTATCTAAGGATGTAAAAGGCGGAGTGACAAAAACGGCCAAACAGGTAAACCAGACGATTAAAGACCACGTTACATTTGGAGGCACAGGAGAGTATGTTAAAGCGTTTCGACTTTCGAGGACGATCGAAACACCCTATCAAAGATCGTATACATGGTACGTTGCGGCACCGTATTACCGCTTAACGCATTTATTGGAAAACGGCCATGCTATGCCGTGGGGAGGCCGTTCCCGCGCCTTTCCGCACATCAAATACGGAGAAGAACTCGCGGAATCGAATATGCTCGAAATTGCGAAGGAGGCGGCGCAGAGTGAATATTAAATCTTGGCTCGAACAGACGGGAGAGCCGGTCGCGGAAACCGCCTTTACAAAGCAAATACAAGCCCCGTTTATTGTTTATCTGGATGATACAAGCAGGAGGGGGCACGATTTTGGAAACCTCCTGACGGTGCACAACCTAACGATCGAGCACTACACAGAGGACGGGAATGATGAGTCAGTTGTCGATCTTATCGAAGCAGCGGGAATCCATTACGAAAAAGAACGGCAGTGGTTAAGCAAAGAAGAATGTTTCCTGACATTGTTTTATCTCGACGAAATTTTAGAAAAGGAGATCGTCACATGAAAAGAAATTCAAGCACTATTACACTTGGAAGCGGAAAGCTTTACATCAAAGAGTTTAAGGAGAGCATCGGAGATGTTGCCCAGCTTATCAAGGACATGGCGACAGATGAGTTCCTCTTGGGGCGAATTCAGGGCGGCGCGAGCTTAGAATATAAGCCGAATTTTTACACGGCACAGGATGATTTTGGGTATGTTACCAAAACAATTATCACAGAAGAAGAAGCGACGTTGAAAAGCGGGATTTGTACATGGAACGGCGCCGTGCTTGAAAAGCTTTGCGCAACTGGTCGGGTCACAGAGGATACCACAAACGGGCTGCGTATCGTGAAAATTGGTGGGATCAGTAACGACAACGGAAAAGTCTATGTCATCCTGTTTGAGCACAAGGACGCAGAATATGGGAATGTCTATCTCGCTATCGCTGGCCGCAATACCGCTGGATTCTCGCTCGCGTTCACAAAAGATAAGGAGACTGTCATTGACGCTGAATTCTCGGCGCAGGCATGTGACGAGGAGGGAACAAAAATCATTTATGCGGAGGAAATCGACAAAGCCTCTGATCAGGAGGGATAACACATGTTTGATGTTACCACACTGTCAAAGCGCTATTTTGGATTGCGACTGACCGTTGAAGCGGATGACGGAAAGCGAGATATCGATCTGGAGATCGAGCCTCCGAAATTGAAAACGATGAAACGCCTCATGGCGCTCAGTAAATCCGGGGAGGATGAGAACCAGATTGATATGCTTACCGATGCGATGCAAAAGCTACTGTCTAAAAATAAGTCTGGATACAAGGTCCCGCGTGAATTGATCGAAGAACTCAATTTCGACGAACTGCAAGCGATTCTTGAGGCGTTTTTATCGTGGATTGCGGAGGTGCAAAATCAAAAAAACTGAATGTCCCGTATTATCCCGCCGAGGGTGATGCGGGACATTTTGATATCCAAACATTGCCAGAAAAGCTCGTCAGCGAATATACGGGGTTTAATCTCCGCGAGGTTGACGAGCTTAATTATTTTGTTTTTTGCCTCTATTTACGCGATGCGGCAATCTACCGCTATATGCAAACAGAGAAGGGGCAGGAATACCTGAAAAAATGCTGGGCGATTAGGCAGACGGAACCGGACCGTGGTGCTTTGCGCGCTCAATTTGGAAATCAAAAAGCGAACGGGGGGTGAGAAGATGAGTACAGGAAAAATTAAAGGCATCACGGTAGAAATCGGAGGAGACACAAGGCCACTGAACGATGCCCTAAAAAAATCAGAAAAGCAGATCAAAACCACGCAAAGCGAACTGCGAGAAGTGAACCGGCAGTTAAAATTTGATCCCACAAATACGGAACTGCTCAGGCAAAAGCAAACCCTGCTTGCAAGTGCCGTCAGCGAAACCCGCCAGAAGCTTGACACGCTGAAACAGGCCGAAAAACAGGCACAGGAACAATTTAAGCGTGGAGATATATCCGCTGAGCAGTACCGCTCCCTGCAACGCGAAGTTGTCAAAACAGAAGGACAATTAAAAAGCCTTGAAAAGCAGGCGGCACAGTCGAACGCAACGATCGAAAAGATTAAGGGCGTGGCCGACAGCGTATCACAAGGGGCAAAAAAGGTCTCCGGAGCTATGGCGCCCGTGTCTGCTGCTATTGTGGGTGCGGGCGCGTATGCGGTTAAGGCAATGGATGAGGTTGACGTGGGGCTTGACACTTTGGCAACCAAAACCGGCGCAACCAAGGAGACTGCAAAAGACCTCCAAGAGGTATATAAACAGGTTGCGGAAGAAGTTCCGGGCGATTTTGGGGATATCGGGGCTGCCGTGGGAGAACTCAACACGCGCCTTGATTTTACAGGAGAAAAGCTAAAGTCTGCGTCCGTGGATTTTTTGAAATTTGCGAAGGTAAATGGAACGGACGTAAACACGTCTGTACAGCTTGTTACCCGTGCAATGGGGGACGCAGGAATTTCGGCGGGCCAACACAAACCATTGCTAGATGCTCTGACTGTAGCGGCTCAAAAAAGCGGAATCTCCATTGATACGCTGACAACCAACCTTGCGAAATATGGTGCGCCAATGCGCGCTCTGGGGATAGACACAGAAAACGCAATTGCACTCTTTGCCGGGTGGGAAAAGGCAGGTGTTAACACTGAAATTGCATTTTCAGGAATGAAAAAAGCGATATCCGCTTGGGGTGCTGCCAACAAAGACCCGCAAAAGGAGTTCGCAAAAACCATGCAGCAGATCAAAGACTGCCCAGACTTGGCGAGTGCGACAACACTCGCCATAGAAGCTTTTGGGCAAAAGGCAGGGCCGGACCTTGCCGACGCGATCAAGGGCGGCAGATTTGAGGTCGAATCTTACACGAAAGCAATTCAAAACTCGGCAGGTACCGTAGAAAGCACATATAGCCAAGTTGTAGATGAAGTAGACGATACACAGCTCGCAGCACAAAATTTGAAGCTCGGCCTGCATGACTTGGGGGAAACGGTAGCTAAAACGCTTGGGCCAATCTTTTTAAAGATTGCACAAAGCGTGAAGCAACTGTTGGATCGATTCAACGAGTTAAGCCCATCAGGTAAAAAAACCGTTATGGTTATAGCTGGGATAGTCGCCGCGATTGCTCCTATGGCGGGCATTGTCTCGGTGATCGCGAAAATGACATCTGGGATTATGAGTCTTTCCGGGACGTTTAAGATGCTCAAAAGCGCTACACAGGCACAAACGATAGCGCAAAAGGCACTCAATCTCGCAATGAATCATAATATCATCTTTTTGGTTATCACGGCAATTACAGCCCTGGTAGCGGGATTTATATACCTCTGGAAAAACTGCGAAGGGTTCCGAAATTTTTGGATCGGACTATGGGACAAAATTAAGGCGGTTACATCAAACGCAGTTGAAGCCTTGAAAACCTTTTTTACCGTCACGATTCCAAATGCTTTCAACGCGGTTATAGACTGGATCAAAGCTAATTGGCAAGGGCTGCTGCTCTTGATTGTTAATCCATTTGCAGGCGCGTTCAAGTTGTTGTATGAAAACTGCGAAGGGTTTCGGAATTTCATCAATAATTTTTTGCAGAAAATCAAGGACTTTTTTGTAAACACATGGAACTCTATAGTCACTTTTTTTACGGAATCGATTCCGAACGCTTTCGCGCAGCTCGTCGCATGGTTTTCGGAGTTGCCTGCGAAAATCGGCTATGAAATCGGCCGCATCTTCGCAAACATCGTGAATTTTGGCGTGAATGCGTGGAATTGGGTGACGACAGAACTCCCCAAAATAATACAAGGGATTGTTGATTGGTTTGCATCCCTTCCGGGCCGCATATGGACGTGGTTAGTCAATGCGGTTAATAATGTTATCGCATGGGGGACAACTGTCAAAAATCACGCAACCGCGCTTATAAAGGCGGCCATAGATGCGGTTGTAAACTGGTTTGCTACCTTACCAAGTCGCATTTGGACGTGGTTGGTAAACGCTAAAAATCGGGTCACAGAATGGGGCACGTCCGTAAAAGAACGAGCGTCTGCCCTGATTAAGCAGACAATCGATGCGGTTGTTAACTGGTTCAAATCCCTTCCTGATCGTGTGAAAGAATGGCTGACTAAAACCAAAGACCGAGTGGTTTCTTGGGGAAAAGAAACGGCGCAAAAGGGCAAAGAGGGCGCACAAGACCTATTCAACAATATTGTCAACACTGTCAAAGAACTGCCTGGAAAGATGCTTGATATCGGCAAAAACATTGTTACGGGAATTTGGGATGGAATCAAAAATAAAGTGACTTGGATCAAAGACAAGATCAAGGATTTCTCTGGAGGAATCGTAAAAGGATTTAAAGATAACTTAGAAATCCACTCTCCCTCTCGCGTATTTGCGGATCAAATTGGCAAGTTTATCCCTGAAGGCATATGGCAGGGAATTTCCGGCGCGATGGGAAAGCTGCAAAGCAACATGAAGCAGAGCGTCGGCAGGCTTGTTGAGGCCACGCAGGGGAGCGTTAATGCCACAATGATGACCACGGCAGGCGGAAGCGCGGGTGGTAAAAGCATGTCATTTACGCAAAACAACACATTTAATGGTTACCAGAGCCGCGACGGCGCGCGCGCGGTCGAAGACCTTAACCGCAAACTTGGAATTGCGTACGGAGGTGCGTTTTAAGTGCGAAAAGTTCAACTGAAAAACGCTCATGGCCAGACATTTGACCTACTGCGCCGGGACGCAATCTTTAAAAATATGGATGGGATCGGCTTTCGAAAGGAAACCGATTTTTCCCGCGTTGGAGACGATTTTATCAAAGTGGAAAGCCTGTTGTCGCAAAAAATAATAACAGGTACCATGCTTTTTGACAGCGAAGATGCGTACAACGAGTTTTTAAAATTTATCCGCTACGCCCCCCTACAATTTGGCTACAGCCAACGAAGCGAATGGCGATACATTAAATGTATTGTATCCAACCTAAAAAAACGGGAGATCACGCCCTATAATGAGTTTTGTGAGGTCGATGTCGATTTTACCTCTATTTCCCAATGGCAAAAGAATACACAAATTGTAACGGCGCAGCGCTCAGAAGGATCAGGTAAGACCTATGATTATGCCTACCCGTACTCCTATGTTGACGGAGCGATGGGGAGCGCAAAAATCGTGAATACAGGGTTTGAAAACGCGCCTATGCGGGTCCACATTTTCGGCCCCTGTCAACATCCATTTTGGACGATGATGCAGTCAGGACGGGTGATTGGGAGCGGGAAGGTTAACACTGTTATCAACAGCGGAGAGCAATTGATAGTAGACAGTAGCCCTTTAACCCTCGAAATGTCGCGCAGGGACCAAAACGAAAAACTGATCTGCGATGAATACCAAAACGGAGACTTTTCGACAGATCGCTTTCTCCTAGCTCCGATCGGAGAAAGCGAATTGATTTTTTCGCACGAAGGAAGCGAAACTTTAAAGGTGATTATCGAGGTGAACGAGATTGCCGAAACAGTATAGGGTTGAAATATTCGCGCGGGATTTCACGTTTCGCGGATGGTCACAGGTTGAAAATCCTAAAATCGTTTATGACTATCTTACGCTGGAAACCACAGAAATTAACCTGCCAAAGCATTTAGAATGTCAGCGCGGTGATTATCTCTGCATGGAGGGATATGAAGGGATTGTAAAATCAATCGAATATGATAAAAACCGCACAAAATTGACCGTGAAGCCGCTTTTATCCCTACTGGACATACAGGTTTATTACGACCGGAACGCCATCTATACACAGCCGCTGGAAACCTTTATTGCGGCGCTCGTCCAAAAAGAATTGATCGACACAGATGACGAAATACAGCGGGTGGAGGGCTTGCGGATTGAAACGCGCACGAATCAAATAGAAGGACGGCTGAATCTAAAAGACAATATCCATAAACTATTTGACGATATTATTTTAAAAGCCTTAATCAAATACGGAATCACGGTAAAAATGTCTCTCGATATTCCCAAAAAAGAAATTAAATGTTCTATCGGCCTGACGAAGGCAGCGCAGAAAACGATTGAGGCAGATTTGCCGGTCGTATTAGAGCGGTCAATTACTTTGCGCGACGATTACGGAGCCGCAAACAAATTCGTTGCGGTCAACAAGCGGAATGAGAACGAAGCTTTGACGTACTACGCAGAGGATTACGCGCCTCCTTGCGTACAGGTTGTGGAATATATCGACGATGACGATTTTTCAGCGAAGGCAAAGGAGAGGTCGAACGAGGCGCTTGCAAAAGCAGAGTTTGAGAATTGCATTGAAATTGTGCTACAGGAAGAAAACACATTTTTAGGAGGAACGGAGGTCGGGGACCGGGTGAATGTCATAAAGGACGGAGTTGTATACCCCACTGTTTTGACCGGGTACGAAATCGAGCGCGGACGGATGCGGTATATTTTTGGAGCCGTCCGGATTGAATTGACGAAAATATTAATTATGGAAAGAAGGAGTGGAAAATGATCGAACTAAAAACGTTTGACAAATCGCGGGTAAATCCCGTAGATGACGGCGTGCTTTACAATGCCCTTGCGGGCGAAAGCGGTATTTTAACGGGTTGCGGGCTGACGGCAGTCGGAGGCGCGCAAGTGCAGATCAGAGATGGATACTTGATTTTATGCGGCAGGGTATGCAAAGTGTCCCAGGAAGTAATATATGCTAATTTGTCCACAAATGGAGTGCAGGAAGGGCAATTAGTTACAGTGATTGATCTGTCAAATGCAGAAAATCCGATAAAGTTTGAGGTGCGTCTGCCGAAAGGCGAATTGATACAAGAGGATATCAACGCAGGCGGAACGATTTACGAATTGGAAATTGCAACATATACAGCAGATGAATTATCCGTAAAAAGTATCACAACTACGGCGAATAAAATAGGACTAGCGAAAGAAAAAACACTCGCCCAGCCCTCCGGCATCGCCACCCTCGACAGCAGCGGCAAGCTCGCACAGATGCCCACGGCGGCGGATGTGGGGGCGGGGCCGTCAATGCTTACGGATATCATCTATGTTGATCAGAAGGAGCCAGTACCACACTACGACAACCTGCGTAACTACATCACACCGGGGCAGCGTGTCCATATTGCTACCGTAACCACTGCTATGAGCGTAGATAATTGCCCGGAGATGTCCCCTGGGATGCTAGAGGTAATCGAGTACAATCATAGCGCCAAAACGGGGCAAACGCTGGCCATTATGCAGCGCTTTACGTCGCAAATCAGCGGTATCACCTATACCTGTATACACACCCCTCAAGATGGATATTGGAGCAATTGGCAATCACCTGCGGCTTGCAGCGATCCATCCGACGGTAATATCTATATTACGTTTGGTGGCGGTATGCACATTTGCGCGGCCTCCAAGACGTGGTCAAATGTTGCAATTACAAACGCTCCAAATGCGGGGTGCTATACCAGTAGCAGACTGTATTTTAGCGATTTTCCTAAGGCGTTTGCATCCGCCCCCAAATGTATCATATCACTATCGGTCGGCAGCAATGGCCCTTATTGGGTGACGGTAGACAGCAACGGGCCCACCACCAATCGTCCTCAGAGCTTTACATTGACCACAACAGCCAGCACAACTGTATCAAGCGTAACATTATCATACATCGCCATCGGCGTATCGGCGTAAAGGAGGCAAACCATGTCAATCGCAACCATCAAGGCCGTTATCGACGGCCAGACGTATCCATTAACCTTGTCGGAGGACGGGTATTATGTGTTGGCGGGCACCGCACCCGCCGAATCCAGCGCCAATTTGCCGGGCGGCTACTATGGCGTACAGATTATCGCTACTGACGATGCAGGCAATGAGACCACTGTCAACCAGGATGATAGTACGTGGGGCGCACAACTCCGCCTGCAATCCTACGAGAGCACCAAGCCCACCGTCACCATCACCTATCCCTCTAACGACAGCCGGATCAATACCTGCACTCCAACCATCACCGCGCAGCTGCGGGATAACGATAGCGGCATTGATCCTGCCACTCTTGACCTGCGTATTAACGGCGGCAGTAAGATCACACAGGGCGCGCCGGGGCTTACCCTGACCCCGGTAGAGGGCGGCTATGATCTCTCTTACGCTGTACCCGAGGCGCTCCCGGAGGGCAGCACCACAATCTCCATCGGCGTATCCGACAAGGACGGCAACGCCGCCGAGCCCGCATCAATCACCTGCACAATTGCGGTGACCGCGCCGACGATCAGCCTATCCTCACCCACTGAGGGATTGGTTACCAACCAATCCAATGTGCTCATCGAAGGCATCACCTCAGACGACCAATTGACCAGCGTCACCCTGACTGCTACGGTTAACGGTCACGACCAGGGCACAATCGCGATAGACAGCCAGACCGGTGCATTTAGCCTGCGCGCCAATCCCTCCCATATGCAGGAGGGGGCCAACGTCATCAAGGTCATGGTGGTAGATGCCACAGGATTGGAGGCGGAGATCACCCGCAATGTCACGCTGGATACCATCCCACCGCGCATTGTTGAGGTCATCGGCGTGACTGACCGCGTGCATGTCGGCGCACCGTTTACCATCCGCGTCAAGGTGGAGGATTGATATGATTACGCGCATTGAGGGCATGGCTGATAACCATGCCCTTGTGTTTGCCCGTAGTGAGGATGGCTACTGGACGGCGCAAGTGCCTCCTGACTTGGAGGATGGCACGTACTATGTCACCCTGCGGGCCTGGGATGCAGCGGGCAACAGCACCTATTATGCCACGGTATTAATGACAGTGGATATAACCGGTATCCGGTTTGCGTGGCAGGATGATCGTTATTATGTGGACTGGATGCCAGGATACAACGCGGCGTGGGGCGCGGGATATTGTGCAGATTGGGAGGGATGTTAGATGGATGGGCCAACAATCCGGCTGATGCCGGGCGAGCGTAGGCAGCAGCGCGTGCGCATCTATGGATGCGATCCGGCTGCACAGGTAATGGTACAGTCGGC